TTTATTTAAAGTTTATAATCAAATTACTGGAAATTATTATGTTGCGATTCCAGAGTGGATGGCAAATGAACTTTCGTGGTATGAAGATATTCAGATAAGAGTCTCTTTAGAGAATGGAGAAATTGTTTTGACAGAAGACAAATATGACTGAAAAAAGATATAACATATATGCAAAAGACAAGTGTATCTACCATTCTCTTCCTGAAGATGAGTTCAATAAGACATGGAAGATGATTCAAAATTTTCTGAGCATTATGGAAGGGAGTGTGAAGAAGGAAGATCTGTTTTTCAAAGAAATTCAGATATACCCCCATTGACATATAATACATAGTAACGTATGATATTGACTTAAAACATTCAACTTATGGCTAAAGGATTTACGGTAAAAGCAAAAACGCCGATTCCCGCTCAGGGGCAAGAGTGGGATTATGAAAAGGCAAAAGAAATGGTGAAGGGCAAATCGGTCGTATTTTGCCTACCAGGTAGAAATGTTTCTTATACTTACCTAAAGAACTTTGTACAACTGTGCTTCGACTTGGTGCAGGCTGGCGCCAGCATCCAAATTTCGCAAGATTATTCATCAATGGTTAATTTTGCAAGATGTAAATGTTTAGGTGCTAATGTACTTAGAGGTCCAGATCAAATTCCTTGGGACGGAAAACTTAAATATGACTGGCAATTATGGATCGACTCTGATATTATCTTTAATACTGAGAAATTTTGGCAATTAATTCTCATGGATAAAGAGATTGCAGCGGGATGGTACTGTACTGAGGACGGCAATACAACTTCAGTCGCCCACTGGTTAGAAGAAGATGATTTCCGCAATAATGGCGGTGTGATGAATCACGAAACACTGGAGAGTATTTCCAAGCGTCGTAAACCATTCACAGTTGATTATACTGGATTTGGATGGCTTCTCATCAAGCACGGAGTCTTTGAGCATTCTGAAATGAAGTATCCTTGGTTTGCGCCCAAGATGCAAGTATTTGAATCAGGAGAAGTTCAGGATATGTGTGGAGAGGATGTAAGTTTCTGCCTTGATGCAAAAGAAGCAGGATTTGAAATTTGGTGTGACCCTCGTGTTAGAGTTGGTCACGAAAAGACAAGGATTATTTGATTCTATGGCGGAAGAGAAATACCATATACTATGTAAGGGAAGGAAAATATATTCCTCCCTTACAAAAGATGAATACTTTGACATTATGGAGGATCTTGCGCTAGAATACTATCAGACAGGATCTCCAAGTCCTGATGAACTTGAAACTGAAATTACCGGAGAATAATTATGGCAAAAGCAAAAGTTGGTCTGAATAAGAGCTCTTATATTCCGGGGCCTCCTAAGAAATCTCGTCAAGGAGACGGTGATGGTACTAAGTACTCTGCTACTTCTCGTAACAAAGCACGTAAAAAGTATCGTGGACAAGGAAAATAAATGTATCACCTAGACGTTAATGATGAGTGGAATGCAATTCATCATAACGATCTTTGGATTTATAATAAATTACAATTAAGTCGGGTTTTGGGGTATGATTGTGGTCCAACTGGCACCACTGTTCCAAGACCCGATTTTTATATTGTACGTCCGTCCATCAATTTTCTCGGTATGGGAAGATATGCTGAGATAAAATGGATAGAAAATAGTACTGATCACCTATATCCATCTGATTTTTGGTGTCAAATTTTTAAAGGAGAACACTTGAGTGTTGACTTCTACAATCAGGAGGCAAAATTAGTAGTAAAAGGATATAAAGATGAAGATGATCCGTTATATAAATGGAAAAAATGGGAAAAAATTGATAAAAATGTTGAATTTCCTAGCATTTTAACAAATTTAGAAGGTAAATATGACTGGATTAACTGCGAGTTCATTGATGGAAATTTAATAGAGGTTCATATTCGCCAAAATCCAGATTTTAGATATGACAATCAAATTGCAATTCCCATCTGGGATGAAAAATTAGATGAAAATGTAACAAAAAATGCTCTTTATGTTCAAGATTCCGAGTATGATACTTATGGAAGAAGAGGAATTTTTGTGAAATAAATAAACTTTTACAAATTCGGACGTTGAAACAGATATCAATGGGAAGACACCTCTTATTGGAGGTATATAATGTTCAATTTGATCTCTTAAATGATTCAATATCTCTACAAGAGGTAATGGAGAATGGAATAAAACGTGCAAAAATGACAATTTTGAACATTTATCAGCATTGTTTTGTTCCTCAAGGATGTACAATAGTTATTGCACTTGCTGAAAGTCATGTTTCCTGTCATACATGGCCAGAAAATGGATGCATAGCGATAGATGTTTACACTTGCGGTGATGGAAATCCAAAATTAATCGCTCTTGAGGTGCTAAAATATTTAAATTCGGAAGATTATAATATTAGAGAAGTATACCGTTAAATAGTATAAAGGAGATAGCAACCTCCTACCAAAAAAGTTCTGTTTTATCCAATAAAACAGGAGCTAAAATGCTATTCGAACCACAAAAACACTTAATTAGGGAAGTTTTACACGACGATTCTTCTAAGCACGATCTAAAAAAACAAACAGAGTTGCATCAGAAGATAAGAAATGACGATGATTATGATGATTGGGAGTATGGAACTGAAGCAAATTATGGTTTCTTGTGGAAGTAAATATAAATAAACTAAGAAAATCTTTTCCAAATGGAAATCACAAGGATATCTAGGCAATTTAAGGATATTAGCTTATCTTTTGAACCACATCCTGTGACAAAAGATTTACCTATTCTTAAAAATGAAAGAGCTATTATTAAATCTATAAGAAATTTGGTTGAGACTATACCTACCGAAAGATTTTTTAATTCTAATATTGGATCAAATGTCCGTTCAAGTTTATTTGGATTTGTGGACGTTGGAACTGCCTCTATAATTTCTGATCAAATTAAAAACACCATTAACAATTTTGAACCAAGAGTTACAAATGTTAAAGTTATAGTAGATCCTCAACCAGATTTAAATTCATTTGAAATTGTTGTTAATTATGAAATTATAGGACAAGATTTTCCGACACAAGAGTTCAATTTTATACTAGAGGCAACAAGATAAAATGCCTTTTACTAAATTTACAAATCTAGATTTTGATCAGATAAAAACATCCATTAAAGATTATCTCCGCGCAAATTCAAATTTCACGGATTTTGATTTTGAAGGATCAAATTTTTCTGTTTTAATTGATACCCTAGCATACAATACCTATATTACGGCATTTAACTCTAATATGATTGTAAATGAGTCATTTTTAGACTCTGCAACAATTAGAGAAAACGTTGTTTCATTAGCGCGGAATATTGGGTATGTTCCACGCTCAATAACTGCTTCTAATGCAGAAGTATTCTTTGAGGTAGAAACAAGTAGCACTAGCCCATCATTAACTCTGCAATCTGGTGTGGTTTGTGCTGGGTCTACCAATGAAACTACATATATCTTTTCAGTACCCGAAAATATAACAACTAACATTAAAAATGGCATAGCAAAGTTTGGTAGTACCGAAAAACCAATATTAATATACCAAGGAACACTTTTATCAAAACAATTTGTCGTCGATGGATCTTTAGATCAAAGATTCATATTAGATAATTCATTTATAGATTCATCCACTATTTCAGTCTATGTAAGAGGTCCGGGAGAAACTGGTGGATTAGGAACAAAGTATAATGTAGTGAGCAATATTATCGATACTGATTATCAATCTGAAATATTCTTTTTACAGGAAGTTCAAGATGAAAAGTATGAATTATTGTTTGGTGATGGATATTTTGGTAAAAAGTTGGAAAATGGGTCAGTAATAAACGTAAATTACTTAATCACTGACGGAAAACTTGGCAATGGATCTTCTACGTTCTCTTTTGTTGGAACTTTTAAAGATTCTGAAGATAATGTAGTTATTCCACTGGAAGCAGTTAATGTAAATGTGGTGACTTCATCCAAAAATGGTGGGGACATAGAATCCACATCTTCCGTAAAATATTATTCTCCAAAACTTTATTCTACACAGTATAGAGCAGTTACATCAAAAGATTATGAGTCGATAATTCGCGAAATATATCCAAATACAGATTCTGTTTCTGTTGTTGGTGGCGAAGATCTTTCTCCCCCACAATTTGGAAAAGTTTTGATTAGCATTAAACCAAAAAATGGTGATTATGTTTCAGATTTTGATAAAGAAACTATACTGAGTAGATTAAAAAATTATTCTGTTGCAGGTATAAATCAACAAATAGTAGATTTAAAAATCCTTTATGTTGAAATTGACACTGCAGTTTACTATAATACAAATCAAGTTTCAAGTGTCGATGATTTGAAAACTTTTGTATACAATACTTTATATACTTATGCAAAATCGGCAGAAGTTAATAAATTTGGTGGAAGATTTAGATATAGTAAAATTGTCCAATTAATTGATAATGTGGATAATTCTATAACATCTAATATAACGAAAGTTAGAATTAGAAGAAACTTGAAAGCTTTAATAAATCAATTTGCACAATATGAACTATGTTTCGGCAATAGATTCCATATTAGTGCGAATGGATACAATGTTAAGAGCACAGGATTCCTTATTGATGGAATTGATGATTATGTCTACTTAACTGATGTTCCAAATAAAAGTAATGATGGAACTACTCTAGATGGATCCGGAAAGGGATTTATTTCAATTGTTAAAAAGAATATTGATGGGTCATATGCAATAGTTTCTAAGTTTGGTGGGAATATTGATTATTATTCCGGAGAAATAAATTTAAATGGAATAACTATAATAGGAACTGAAAAACCTAACAGTATTGTAGAAATTCAAGCAATTCCAGAATCAAATGATGTAGTTGGATTAAAAGATCTTTTCTTGGAATTTAACATTGAAAATAGTGAAATAAATATGGTAAAGGATGTTATTTCTTCTGGCGAAGATATTTCTGGAGTAACTTTTACTAGAGATTATTATACGTCAAGTTATTTTAATGGAGAATTAGAGAGGAAGTAAATATGATTGAAACTAGTTTTGATACTAGAGTAAAGATTCAGCAAATTATAACAAATAATTTACCAGAATTTTTGCGTGAAGAGTCTCCTA